CTCGATAACTTGCCGCTGTTGCATAGCGTTGACGTAGCCCTGCCCGACTTGTGTCGGGTCGTCAGAGTACGCTGCCATGATCCCGTAGAGCTGATTCATCTGATCGAGCGGCATCGCAAACGGACTTTGCGCTTGCTGTAGCCCGACGTTAGGCTGGCGCTGCGCAGTCAGCACGCCCGCCTGCCGGTTTTGCATCTGCCTCGGCGACGGCGCGGGCGTCGGCGGCGCGAGCGGCATCGGCCCGACCGACACGCCGGGCGTGTTTTCAATGTCCTCGGCGCTCGGTATGTAGCCCGGATCGCCGTATTGCAAAAGTCCGTTTGCCACGGTCTATCTCCCGATAATGTTCCGCCATGCGAGCTGTTGCATGTTCGGTAGCTGTTGCGCTTGTGACATGGGCGCGTTCGTCGGCGGCATCGGCGGCGCTGACGATCCCGGCATGCCCGGTAACAGCGACATTTGCAGCGCTTGCTCTTGCGGCGTCGGTCCCGGCATGCCCGGCACGCCCATCTGCCGATTTTTCATCGCCTCGAAAAACTCCGCCATTTTCCTGCGGTATTCGGCCTCGCGTTCGCGATCTTCTTGCGTTTGCTTGAATTCCGTCGAACCTTTCAGCCCTTCCATTGTTGCGCCGAATGGATTGATTCGCGAATCGTAGCTGGACGCCAGCAAACCCATGCCTGCGCCGAACAGCGGATTGCCCTGCAATGCGCCAAGCCCCTGCCCGCCGTCCGCAAGCAAGCCCTTTGTCTTGTTTTTCAGATTGCCAAAACTCCAATCTTGTCCTAAAAACGCCATAGCTAAATCCTATCCAAGTAGTCCGAGAATGCCGCCGCCGAGTGCTCCCCACGGTCCAAGTGCCGAGCCTGCCATTGCGCCGCCGAGCGCGCCGCTCAGACGGCTTCCGCCCGGCGTCGTTTGCGATTGCGTGCCAAGCCCTGCCGGTAGCCCGTAAATGATATTGCTGTACTGATTCAACGCATCATAAGGCGCTTGCTGCTGGAACTGGAACCGCTGCCGATCCGCGTCGATCAAGCGCTGCGCCTGATCCTCGGTCATGCCGCCGACGCGCATAAGCTGGTCAATGTCCGCGTACTGCATCCCCTGAAACTGCGGAGCCAGCGACGCGGCTCGATACAGGTTCGATCCCTGCGTGCCGTACAGATCCGCCAGATTTCCCATGCCCTGCATGCCAAGCCCGCCCAAGCCCTGCCCGGCTGCGAGCATGCGTTCCATATCGCCTTGATACAAATTGCCCGCAAGCTGCGCGCCGCTGAGTCCGAGCTGCCCGCCCGCCTGCATTGCCTGCTGACCTAACTGGCGCTCGCCCAAGTACAGATCGGCAGCGGATTGACCCAAACCCTGCGCCAGCCCGCCAGCCTGCATGCCAAGCCCGCCAAGCCCCTGTGACGCCCGTACTTGCCTGTCACGCTCCGATTCATACGCCGGGGCGTATATGTCGCCCGCCAGCCCGCGTAGCTGTTCGGCGACGCCCTCTGCCGCCCTGCCGGTCGTTAATGCCTGTGCGCCGCTCCCTGTGCGCCCTGCTGCGCCGAACTGCGCGGCAATGCTTGGCAGCACTTCCTCGGTAAATGGATCGGTTACGCCGCGTGCTGCGCTTTCCATGACCTGATCCAGATACGGATTAGAGCCGAGATATTGTCCACTAGCGGTCGCGCCGAGCTGTGCAAACGCTTCCGGCGACTGCGCAAACGATTCCTGCGCGAATTGTGAAGCTGCGGGCAGCGCGCCCCCTGCGCCGAAGAACTGGCTGGCCTCGCCTAACCCGCCGTACCCGGTAGCGCCCTGTAAGGCGCTTGTGTAGGGGTTAAGCGCGCCGCCCGCAAACTCTGATGCGCTGGCAAGATCAAGTCCGCCTGCGCCTGCCTGTTGCATGTAATCCTGCCCCTGCGGAATGCCCTGCATTGCGTCGAAGCCGCCCGCCGCGATTGCGTTCGGATCGAGCTGCCCTTGTCCGAGCTGATTGACAAGATAATTTCCCATGCTTGCCATTGCCGGATCGCCGCCAAGCGCCCGCTGTTGCAGCATGTCGAATCCCATCTGCGTCTGCGGGCTGAATGGTGCGACCGTCTGACCGGGGAAATACTGTTGCGGACCTTGCTGGTACAAACCCTGCGCCTGCCGCATGAGATCCGTCAAATAGGGCTGTTGTCCGGCCCACGGTTCGCTTTTAGTCGTCTGTGTCTGCGGACTCTTGCTACCCATCTAACTCTCTCCGAAAAATCGTCCACTTCGGCTTATATTCCCGGTGCTTTTCGTGGATTTTGTTCCATCCCTTGCGCCCGGCGAATTCGATTGCCGCGCAGCCCTGTGAAATTGCGAAGGCTTCCATAACCTCTTTCCAATCGGACAGCCATTCATCCATGTGATGACCCCCCAAAAACTGCACCCATAACGTCGGCGGCACGGGCGGCGGATTGACTTTAATCAGCGTGCAAACGACGCCCTGAAAGTTGCCGATGACCCATAGCTGCATGCGCGCGAGCTGCAATTCATTCAACAGCGAATCCATTGTGTAGCCGCTATCATCGCGCACAGCTTTGCGCAGCATCGGCTCGACACGATCCCAAACAGACATGATCATTTCAGGCGGCACGCCGCCGATCGGCGTGTCGATCTGATCAAACACGTCATGTTCGGCTGCTGCGTTCAATACATCATCCTGTCAATGCCCGCCAGTTTCGGGCTGTACTGCGTAAACTCGCCGCCGCCTGCAAACGGCGATCGGTAGTTGAGATATTGCTGTACCTCTTGCGCCGGACGCACCGAGCGCACTGCGTTCGGAAATGCCTGCGACATGCCACGCCCCCGCATCTGCTGCACGCCTTGTCCGCCGAATCCAAACGATCCGCCGCCGTAGCCGCCGCCGTAGCCGCCTGCAATCATCGGCGGAAGCGCTGGCTGGTACGGCATGCGCGGCCTGCCGCCGCCGCCAAAATTGAATCCGTAGCCGCCGCCGTAGGGATTCATCGACTGTTGCATGCCGTAGGGGTTGTAAGGGCTGTAGCTGCCCGGATAGCCCGCGCCCTGATAGCTGAATTGCCCTTGATCGAACGTGCCGCTTCCCATTTGCTGCGTCGCCATGTCCTGCGTCATGGTGTTATACGGACCCATGCCGCCGTAGTTGTAATTGCTCGGCGGCGAGTATTGCCCTTGCGTCTGCGGACGCCCCTGCGACATGCCGAGGTACGGACTGCGCCCGCCCATGTTTTGAGGCAGTTGCCCGTAAATACTGCCGATCGTATTGCCAATGCCGCCGCCGCTCATCGCCTGCCCCCGTTAAGTCGTGACTGCGTTTTCACGCCGTCGCCGTGAATGAAACCGTCAGCGATATTGACGCGAAATCGCTGATACCTTGAATTGACCCGCACACTTGCCTCGCCGTTGACGTTGTTTAGCGTTTTCGGCGGCGTGAATACGGCATTGTCTTGAAGTCGATTGCGCGTGCCGACTTCAACCGAAATTGTCGGCGTGCCTGCCGCTTCGACCAGCGGGCGCACTGCGTTCGTGAACATGCGCGACTGGTTCGGCCCGCTGATCTCTTTTGTGTCGATCGTGGCGGGCAACGGCAAGCCGCTAAAAGTCGCCGCTTCGTTTGAGCTGTTGAACGCTTGCAGCGCCAGATCTCCGCCCGCGTATTCGTCTGAATCGACCGGGATCGAATCAGCGTCAATGCCGCCCGGCAATGGCACGTCGAGCTGATCAAGCGTGAAACCGGGCGACACGAATTCATCGATAATCTGCGTATCGATCTCGGCAAAACTCCACTTGTCCGCCGCCCAATTATAAATAAGCAATTTGTTGTTCACCGGCTCGGACGTGCTTGTGCGATACGCCCAAATGATTAACCGATTGCGCCGATCGATCGCGCCGCGCATTGAATCGAGCGCGTCGGTCGCAGCGTCCCGTGAAAAATAATTCGACACGCGATTCGCACTGATTTCCTGCGAACGCTGACCGTCAAACACGTAGAAACCATCCCAACCGTAGTACCAGACAAGTCCGCCCGACCAGACGACGCTGTTCGGCGCGGGCGTGCCTTTTTTGCGTTCTACTTCGTCAATCTGAAACACGATCGGCGGGCCTGCGTAGTCCGCCCGAAAAATGGATTGCTCTAGGAAAATGACGGCGTATTCGCCCGGCACGATGCGCTGCACTCTGCCGCCGCGTCCGAACAATTCCTGAAAGTCCGACTGCGTAGCCAGCGAAGGCGTCCAAAGTTCGGTATTGTTGTACGCCGACCACTGGATGAAATTCGGCCCAAGCGTTGAAATGTTGCCGACCATGACAAAATCGCGAACCGTTGCGATACGGGCGGCTGACGGCGGCGAGCCAGCCAGATCGACAAACGTCACGTCTACGCCGAGATCGTATTTTTGTGTCGGCACGCCTTTCGCAGCGGCGATGATACGGGTGCCGAACTGCGTAAATTCCCAATTCGTAGCGCCATACGGAGCGCTCGGCCCGCTGATCGATACCCAATTATTGCCGCTGTCGAGAATGTAGAGATCGTCAACGTCGCCCGCAAAGTTGTAGACAAGATTCGCGTCGTCGCGGCCCCAAAATGCGCCGAGGCAGACGTTATTCAATGCGTTTGAAAACGCCGCCAGCGAATTAAGCCCGCGATAGCTTTGAAGCTGCGGGATCACGTTTTTAGCGATCAGCGCGCCCGGATTCATGTATTCCGGCAAATCCGGTAGCCATTCGCCGAACTGAATTGTCTGCGGCTCAGTGCTCAAACGATAGCCCTCGGGTTTCCATACGCTTGCTTCGGCGCTGCCGTGTAGCGTTTGCGATTTTCATGTCGGGCTTGCAGCTCGACAATGCGATCGTATTTTTGCCGGTAGCGGTCCTCTAGCAAATCCTCTTGAATGTACTCGCAAGCGACGCGAAGGCATCCGTACAGATAAATGTCGTAATGGTTTTGCAAAATCCAATTCGTGTCGGTATCGAGCACTAATGCCGGGAACCGCGACCAGTAATTTATGCCGATCGTGACCGGATTTGCGACGCTGCCCGGTCCGGCAATCGTCATTTGCAAAGCCGTAGCGCCTGCCGTCAATGGCGCGGCGTTTTGCCCTTCGATCGTGTAGAACTGTCCGGCTGGCTGTCCGTCCTTAAAGTAAATGCTCTCGCGCAGCACTTTCGGCGTCATGTAATTGATGACGCGCGTCTGACTGTCGATAAATGGGTTTCTTGCTTCGAGAAAATCATCCGGCAAATCGACCGACTGCCCGGTAAAAACCAGTAGCGCGGACGCCTCTTGCACGGCGAAACGAAAATCGCGGGATATTTCAGATTCGGCGATTTGTAGGATCTGCGGAAAGTCTGCGCCGCTTACGGCAATGTCATCGCGTGACAGCCAAGCATCCACGGACGTTTTCAGTTGTGCGAGCGTGCTCACAGTTTCTTACTCCCGCTTCGTTTGAATCCGGTACGCAGTCTGGAATTGTCGCGGCTGTTGAGTTTCATAACCTCAAAAGTCGGCCACGTCATAGTGCGCGCGTAATTCTCGCGCCATTCCTTTTTCCAAGCGTTGTAGGTATTGATCGGAATAGATGCGGCATGCTGAAAAGCGCTCTTGCGTTGATGCAAAGAGCGCTTGCGCGCGCAGTCATCGAGAATTTCGCTCTCGATTCGAGTCGGGGTGTGTTCAATAGCGACAAAGCCGTCGCCGCTATTGTCAATTTCGACGGAGTGAATTACGCCTGTCGGCGAATGATCAAGTAGTAATCGCTTCCCCACGTTGCACTGCCTGTAATGCAGCCCGGCGTGCCGCGCGGCGATCCTCGGTAGCCTTTTCGCGCCGTTGTTTCGGCGTGGCTACGGGAGCGGGCGCAGCTTTGGGCTGTGCATCATCGGCGAGCGAGTCCGTGGTTTCCGGCGCGTCTGACGCGGTTTCTGAAAGGCGCTCGGCAACAGCCTCGCGCGCAATGTGCATTTCCGCAATTTCAGAAGTGCCACGTGGCTTAAAGGTGGGAGAGCATAGCTTGGCTTCGCGATAATTCTTGTAGTCAAGCGGTCGCGTAACCGGATCGAGCGTCATTTCGCATTTGTTTGTGCTCCAAAGCACGTCCAGCAAGGCACGTCCGTCAGGCAGCAAAAAATCTTCTGAAATGTCGATCACTTCGCCCGGCTCTAGCTTGCGACGTTTGTTGTCGCCGCCCATGTGCAAGCCTTGCGTGGATACACGTTCTTCCATCTGTTTGATCTTAATTCGTGGCATTTCATTGCTCCTGCGGAGATTGAGTTACCGGGGCGGGAACCACCCGCCCCGGCACTGCCTTCCGCGTTGTGCAGCGGTTACTAGGCTACCATCGGGATCGTTTCGTCAACGTCCGCGACTACGCCGCTTGCAGCCTCGTTGAGAGAGCAAAGCCCCCAATCGACAAGGATCTGCCTGCGTTCGGCGTCGCCGATTTTCGCAATGGTTTCGGTTTTGTATCCGTCGAGATACGCGAGTTCCCAATACTCAGTATCGAGCACCCAAAAATCACGCTCTCTCTGGAAACGGTTTGGTACAACGTCAAGCACGGTAAAGTCCGACACGTACACGTCAACAGCACCGACGACAG